TTACGGCTCCTTTCGTGTCCCGCCACTGGCTAGTAGTGGTCTTCGCTCAGTGTTTCCGTCGTACTCTTTCAAATAAGATCCGTAATGCCTGAAGAGCATCTCCGGCCCCTTGTGGCCCATCTGTCCGGCGAGCCAGAAAAGGTTGGCGCCCTGGCTGATGTGGCGCGTCGCAAATGTATGCCGGGTCTGGTAAGGGTTGCGGTACCTAATCCCCGCCTTACGTAAAGTTGGGACCCAAGCTTTTTTGCGGATCGCGTCTGCGCTGGCCCACGGCTTATTCGTTTTCGGATCCTCGAATATCGTTGCGTCTTTCATGAAGGTGAAAGTTTTCTGATTCGCCAGCACTGCCATCGCCACATCGTTAAGTTCTACTTTGCGTGTTCCTGCCTTTGTTTTCGTCCCCTTAATAACGCCAACTACACTCGCGTTCTGAACGTGCGCAGTCTTCCCGATGAAGTCGATATCGCGCCAGCGCAGCGCGCATAATTCGGAACTGCGCAAACCCGTCTGGATAGCGAACATAAACAGGTTTTCCCACTGCTTATTACCGGCAGAGGAGAGGAGGGCATCTACTTCTGCTGGTGAAAGCGGATCGACAATATAGTCGCTGTCAGCAGTCGATTTGTCGCTTTGATACCGGGATGCCGTTACCAGAGATACCGGGTTGAGTTGGAGCACGCCATCTGTTACAGCCTCGTCAAGCGCTGAGCGCAGGAAAGAAAGTTGGTTGCGAATTGTCTTTAGCGTAGTGGTGCGGCTCTGGATCCATGCTTTCATCGCAGCCGGCGTCAGCTCGCTTGCAGGCAGTGAATGAAGGGCTGCCAGAGCGCTACGACATTTTTTATAACCGCCAATAGTAGACGGCGAAAGTTTTCGCGTTTCACAGATGTGGATGTATTCGTCCAGGTACATTTTTATTGTCTTTCCAGCGGCCGCATTGCCAAATAATTTTAACCGTGCAGATCGCGGGAAATATTCTGCATAAACGAATGTTCCACGCTCGATTTGATTATGGATTTCGCCGAGGGTACGCTCGGCGTATTTCAAGTTTTTGGGGCTCACTTCCAAATTAGAAAGGGGCTCTCTGCATTTCACCCCTCTATAAGTGAACGTGATATTGATGGTTTCACCCTGGCTGTGCTTCCTGATGGTCACGCCGCGCGGGAGTTTAGGCGACTCTGTCTTGCCCATTTAGCTACCTCACTTAGATCAATCCATCTCTCCTTAACGCCTTCCACCTTCAGCACTTGAACTCCCTCCCGCCACACACCACGCTGCACGCGTTTATTGATGGCTTCGAGAGTCTCGCCTGTTTCACTGCAATAAGTTGAGATAGGGACACAATCGAGGTTCAGCATAATTCCTCCACTTTACCGGCTGCACCCGGCCACTCTTTAAAAATACAGGTCCCGCAACCATTGCGGGCCCAGTCACAACAGCTACCACATCGGTTTACTTTTTTAGCTGCGGATCCTCCATATCTGGCTTTTTAAAGTTCGCCTCTATGGACTCGCCCAGCCGCTTAAGCCAGTCGGCCAGTTTCAACGCGGCTTCTTCTGGCGACTTCTGGGGAGGGAAGTCACTGATTACGATACAGGCATCATAATTACCGTAACCGTCACGGTTTATCGACATGCCCTGCTCCAGCACCGTCAGCTGATTGCTGTGCTTAACGTAGTAACGGGATTCTGACGTTCCGGTGCTGCGCTCTTTGACATAAGAGACAAGCTCCACTTCGGTGGTAATAGTTTTACCCTGTTCGCCTTCAATGCGCTGAATCATTTTGGGGAACGCATCAGCCATTGTCTGCCTCCTGCTGCGGTGCTGCTGCAATCATCGCAGCCCAGCACAATTTAGCCCGGTGCGCCGCCTGCTCGCAGCCGCTCATAGCCTCGAATGTTTTCCATGCTTCTGGGTCACGTAACTCTTCGCGTAGCTCTGCCTCGAAGCCGGCGATGATCATGTTCTCTGTCGGCTCAACCGGCACAGCCACCAACCCATTCGACATGCCGCTGGTCGACTCGAAATCTTTTGGCAATAAATCCAATGCCCGCAAGGGCTGGATGGTGGTGGGCGACTTAGCGTTTTTAGCTTTACCTTGGGGCGCTGCGGCGCAGCTGGCGTTCCAGCCCTCCATCCAAATGAGCGCCGTGACGATCGGTAAGTGTTTAATTTCTTCTGGCAGCGTTTCAATGGTCATTTTGATCGGCGCTACTGGTGCGGGATACGGGACGGCGTAGAGTGGTCCCGGCTCGACATCATGACGACGCCAGCGGATATCACAGGTCCTTTCCTCGGTCGGTGATGACCAGGCGACTACATCAGCCACTGGCTCCTGCTCAATACCATCCAGAAGCAGACGGGCCATATCACGCACCACCTCCGGAGTTGCCACGTCATCATTCAGGTAATCCCACGCGCGGATCATCCCGTCTGTGTTTTCTTTGGACAGGTCTGGGTTTTCATCGGCCAGCGCCGTGATCACTTCTTCTGCGCTATCGATGATCTGCGTTAACTGCTCTTTGGTGAATTCGGTCATGCTGCGGACTCCTGTTTCTGCTGCGCGGCAGGGTTTAGCCACATGCATTCAGTGCGGATTTTCGTACCTCTACCGGCGCTAATGCGCGATGACTTTTCCATTTTCTGCCAACCGGCCAGCATGTCGTTGTATACATCCGAGTCGTAGCCGCTGATCATGACCATACCTGTCATCGTTCTGGCAACTGCGAGCAATTGCTCATGCTCTTCTACAGTCATTTCGTGGCTGTAATAACGATTACCCTGCACGCGGGTTTCCGGTACATAAGCTGGGTCGATGTAATGCAGGGTGGTTTCGGCGTCATGGGCGCGCATTACTGTCAGGGCATCTTTGTTTTCGATAATGACCCCCTGGAGGCGCTGGCATACTGCTGCCAGATTTTCCGGATAACGCTCCCACAGATGGGCAGCCGTCGCATATTTCCTCTTACTGTCGCTACGGAAGCCGGAATTACCACCGATTCCTGCTGCTGAACCGAAGCCCATGCTGGCGCGTACAACCATGCGCCTGGCTCGCTCAATCGGTTCATCGGTTGCTTCCCGCGCCGCGCAAAATTCATCGCGAGAATACGGCGTGAGCATGCATGCATCCTGCAGGCGCTGGTTCATTTCGGCGTCGCGCAGCACGCGGAACAGGTTTACCACTTCGCCGTCCAGGTCGTTATACACTTCCGCGTAGCTGCGGGGCTTCTGTAGCAGCACGCCAGCTGCACCGCCGAACGGTTCAACGTAGCAGACGTGCTCAGGCATCTGGGGGATGATCCAGGATGCCAGGCGGAATTTACCGCCGTGGTACCGGATTACGGGATGGTTGATACTGGTGCTCATTGTGCCGCTCCGTGGTGAAGTGTTGAAACAACCTCTGGCGCGCCAGGGCGTGCCTCTGCCACGAGCCGATCGCGCTCGCACAGTGATTCGCATAGTGCGGCTCGGGTTACATCCAGCCGCGTAGCCAGTTCGGTGACCAGCTTCGCTGACTCCGGTGGTAGTGACCGGGCTGCTCGGTGGGCTTCTGCCACTAACTGTCTTGTGGTCAGGCGCATTTGCGGATCCCCATCAGTTCGTTGAACCGGGCCATGAACAGACCGTAGGCCTGCACCGGGCGGAGCGGAATGACGGTAAACAGGTCGGTTGGCGGGATACCGACGAGGACGGGCCACACCGTGCCGTCGTCGATGTCCAGGTCGCGGCGTTCTGTACCGAGCATGACCAGGTCGGCATATTTAACGGTTGGGTGCTGGTGGGCCGGCAGTCCGAACTTCTCGCGGATCACGCCATCCACATACGCTTCGACGCGCCGGTAATCAGGCAGAATACGCTTCAGCGGTGCGGGAATATCCTGGACGTAGGCTTCAGCTGCATCATGCAGCAGCGCTTCGAGCGCGAACTCTGCGGGAACCAGCTGGCTCACCAGCACCGAATGCTGCGCAACGCTGTAGAACTCCGGCAGGTGGCCGGCAAAGCGGCAGATGTGGGAAAGAGCCGTGGCGATATCCTCGATCACGATATCTTCGTGATGAATATCGAGGTAGTTAATATGCTTCCCGGACAGTGTCTGAATATATGACATTACGTGTTCTCCATTAATACGCGCTGCACCGCGCCTGATTTTTGGTTGAGCGAATCCCTCGCCTGCTGGCGATCGTTAATTTAATTTCGCTTCACTAAATGCCCCTGATTCGGGGCATTTAAGGCAACGTAATTAAGCGCTGAAAGAACCGATAAAGGTTTCCACCTGGCTGCCTTTGAACTTCTCGACCAGCAGATCACGGAACTCGGTGGCCATATCTTCCTGTTGGGCTTCCAGCTGGACAATACGCAGCACCAGAGTAGGGCGATCGCCGCCGATGATGCTCAGCCGCAGTTTGAATGGACGCTCAGCCAGGCCTTCGAACGGCACGCAGCGAAACTCGAACGCCACCGGCATGATGTCCTGTGTGCGAGCTTCAACGCTTTCCATCAGAGAACGCTTACCGCTGAAGTCCTGATCCTCGTAGTCCGCTTTCTGAATGGACTCGATAGTGATTTTGCGGATCGCAGCTGCTGATTTTTTGGCGTCAATGGCCTCGCCGTCGGCATCAAAGCCGATCAGGTTTTCGGCCCAGTCTTCCAGCCACTCGGCCAGCTCTTTCTGTGAGTGACGATCGCCATTGACAGACAGCAGAGAGGCAAATGGGGCGGTCTTTTTCAGCGCCAGCTGCGCGGTGTTGTCTGCATGCCCTGGGCTTTCGATTGTGCCGAGGTTGAAGACCGCTGCGGCGCGCATATCGTCGGCGTTGATAAAGCAACGGCTACCTTCATCAGCGTACCCAGTCGAATAGCGCGTAAAGTCTTCAATGCTGGCGGTGGCCATCTTGCCGCGGAAGCGGTAGCGCTCCATGCAAAGCGATTCCAGGCTCTCAATGCGGACACCCTGCGGAACGACAGCTGCAGGGCAATCCACACTTTCAAGCTTCTCTTCCATGTAGCGGGAGAGTGTCAGATCGCTAATTTTTTCGATCGCGGTACCGTCTAAAGAGTGGGACATGGTGTTTCCTTAACGTGGGTGAATGGTAGGTTACTGCTGCGAGCGCAGCTTCGCATCCGGATCGCCTTTGAGGCTGAACAGCTGCCCCTGGTCTTCCTGCAGGATGGTCAGCTTGCCGCCGCGGTTGACGTACATCGGCGTTTCGGTGCTGTCCTCTTCTGAGGATTTACCGCGAGGGGTAGGGCGCACATAAGCCAGCTTGTGCTTGATCATCACGCGCTTCTCTTCGACAGAATTGCTCATGCGGTCCAGCTCAAAAGTCAAAGTCACTTTCCCCTTCTGGCCGTTGTTCAGCACGCCGAATGCGACTTCACTCAGCGCTACGGCGATCTTGTTCTGGAACACGCCTCCATCCAGTTCGCCCATAAACTCGGGCACATCGGTCAAACGTTCATTACTCATCGGCTTACCCTCTGAAGGCGGCTGCCACCGCCAGTTAGTTTCTCCACACAACACAGGAGAGCACCTGCGGTTAGGAAGCCGCCCGGGTGGATTGGGTTATGAGCCCGTCACCCGGTGATGCTCTCGTGTGTTGCGTAAAAAAATGCGGCATCCTCACGGGTAGAGAAAGATGCCGCCAAAGACAGCAATGCAGCTATTACAGGTCTTAGGTTGTGGTGGCGGCCCTTGCATGCCGCTGTAACGCCGTTTCCCTCCAGTCCGCGTTCTGACTGTTACCCCTGCGCATTACTCATGTCGGGCTTTGATCACCACGTTATGTGTAACAATGAGAACCGTTGTACGAATTAAATGTACCTTTAGTTACTTTAGCGGTCAAGTGAGGAATGTACTTTTTGTTACCATGAGGGGCATAAAAAATGCCGGTTAGTTATCCGGCATTGAGAATTAGCAACTTAGAGGTTTTGGGTGATCTGGACGACTTTCCCAACGATTCGGCAATTACCGTCTATCGGGATGGGTTTGAATGCTGGATTCAGTGGCATCAGGTATGCGAAAGGGCTATCCCATACCAGTTTCTTTACTGTCGCTTCCGCAGAACCATCCAGGAGAGCCACTACTATCTTTCCGTACAAATCATCTAGTTGACCATAATGAGGCTCAACAATAACGATGGATCCTTCAGGGATAGAAGGTAAGCCATGGGGATTGGTCATCGACTCCCCACGGACTACCAAACCGAATACTTCATCAGAAACATTTGCCGTAGTTTGCGTCCATGTAATCACGTCAGTAAGCCTTGAACATGCGTAAGTATCAGTCCACATCCCCGCCTGTACAGCAGAGATTATAGGGACTGCTGTAGGTGGTTTTAGGAAAGGGATAACTTTGGTGTCATCAGTCTTTTCCTCACCTTTACCATAGAGTATCCATTCGGGGCTAGTTTGCAGTGCCATGGCCAGCTGGTGGAGGTTTTCACCGTCAGGCTTTGTTGTGCCATTCTCCCATTTGGTCACAGACACACGGCTAACCCCAAGCCTTTTAGCAAGAGTCTGCTGTGTTATGTCGAGTTGGACTCGTCGGGATCTGATTCGGTCTTTCATCTCTGTTTTCATGTAACCAATGTTACATAGAATCCTCGTAACTGTTGTTTGCTATTTGATGTACCTTTTGTTACCTTTAAGGCGTGAATTCATCAGGAGGAGCCATGCGTAAATCAGATGTCATTGACCACTTTGGCGGTGTTTCAAAAACCGCAAGTGTTCTCGGGATCTCCCACCCGGCAGTTTGTCGATGGGGAGATGTAATTCCTCAAAAGCAGGCGTTTGTTATTGAGCGAATTACGAAGGGAAAACTCAAGTACGACGCAAGCCTTTATCAAAAGTCTACAGATTCAGCAGCTTGATATTAACCACAGAAAAAAGGGGTAAGCCGTGGGTATAGAACCTGAATGGAAAGTTGATAAGCAACCAGCCTGGCTGGTGGGTGCTATCAAAAAAACGATTACTGAACTGCCTGGCGGATATGCCGAAGCAGCTGAGTGGTTGGGTGTAACTGAAAACGCGTTGTTTAACCGCCTTCGTACAGATGGTGATCAGATCTTCCCGCTGGGTTGGGCCATGGTTCTGCAACGCGCTGGTGGATCTACTTACATTGCTGACGCTATCGCACGGCATTCAAACGGCGTCTTCGTGCCGCTGGCTGATGTTGAAGAGGTGGAGAACGGGGACATCAATCAGCGTCTCATGGAGTCAGTGGAGTGGATCGGCAAGCACTCACAGTATCTGCGTAAAGCAACAGCTGATGGTGTTATTGACGACGCGGAACGCGCTCAAATCGAAGAGAACAGCTATCAGGTGATGGCGAAATGGCAGGAACATTTAACGCTACTTTTCTGTGTGTTTTGTGCACCAGAAAAGAGTGACGCCCGCGAGTGTGCAGCTCCGGGCGTCGTGGCGTGTCGTAATCGTGGAGAAACTAACGCATGAACAGTTTAACGGTAAAGAACCGCTTACCGCAACTTCGGATGATCCCGGTGCCGGGCCTTCCTCTGTTTCGGTATGAACGCAGAGTAGCAAACCGCTGGGTGGCATGTAACCACAGCCGCGCCACTGCAATTGTGGGTGTGTACTACCGGAGGGCAAAGGCCTTATGCGCGAACTCGACCGCTGGTTTAAAGACCGCCGGGGGATCCCCGTTCGCGTCATCCGCTGGGAACCAGAAGCGCAGCGCGTTATCTACCTGCGTTCTGGCTACCCACACGAATGCTCAAGTCCACTCCAGGTCTTCAAGCGCGATTTCAGGGAAATTGAGGTAGGTCCAGATGAGCATGGAATTAATGGTCAGAGCCATGAAAGCAAAAGTGGGTAACCCGCTGCGCAAGCTCGTGCTGATCAAACTAGCCGATAACGCCAGTGATCAGGGCGAATGCTGGCCCTCCGTTCCCTATATCGCAGAGCAATGCGAGATATCGGAACGCTCTGTGCAAAACCATATCAAACAGCTGGTTGAGGATGGTCTGGTATCGGTTGAAGTCCGCAAGGCGGCCACAGGTCTGAACCGTACCAACGTTTATAAACTCAACCTTCCCAGTGGTGCAAATGCTGCACCATCTGGCGCACGTCCTGCACCGGGTGGTGAATCTCCTGCACCAGGTGGTGAATCTGCTGCACCGGTTAGTGGTGCAGGAGCTGCACCCGGAACCAGTCAGTTCTCTGAACCAGTCAATGAACCAGTCAATGAACCAGTCAATGAAAACTTATTTGATCTGGCCTGGGCGTTATATCCGAAGCGGGCAGGTGGTAACTCGAAAAGCGCTGCGTTGAAAGCATGGGATGCCCGTGTTCGCGAAGGCGTTTCACCTCTCGTCATGCTGGAGGGCGTTAAGCGCTATGCCGGGTTTGTTGCTCAAACAGGCAAGACCGGGACCGAGTTCGTGAAACAGGCCAAAACCTTCTTCGGCCCTGACAGGCACTACGAAGACGACTGGATGACTCCAGCAAGTTCTGGCATCAAAGAGGATCCGCTTTTTAAGTCCAGCTATGTCGGTACCGATTATTCGCAGGGAGCCAAAGGCTTCCGGGTGGTGAACGGATGAGATACGGATCTGTTTGTGACGGTATTGCAGCCACACTGCCAGCCGAATCACCGTCACCGCGAACCTGGCAGCGCCCGTTCCTCAAGTGGGCTGGTGGAAAATACCACCAGTTGCCGGATATCGACCGCCTGATCCCTGCCGGGCAGCGCCTGATTGAGCCGTTTGTTGGTGGTGGTTCTGTGTTCATCAACTCCCGTAAGCACGACTCTTTCCTGCTTGCGGACGTCAACGCGGACCTGATCCATCTATACCAGATGCTGGCCGTGGTACCGGATGTCGTAATTCGTCACGCCCGCCAGTTGTTCAGCACAAGGAACAGCGCCGCAGGGTATACCGACGTCGCCGATGATTTTAACGGGCAGCTGCTGCCCGGGCCGGAACGCGCCGCCGCTTTCCTGTACCTGAACCGGCATTGCTTCAACGGGCTGATCCGCTACAACCTCGCCGGAAAGTTCAACGTTGGCTGGGGCAAATACCCCAATCCATATTTCCCTGAAAAAGAGATCGAGGCGTTCACTGCGCTGGCGAGCAACTGCGTGTTCATGAATGCCGGGTTCCGCCGCACGCTTTCTCTGGCTGGCGACGGCGATATCGTTTACTGCGATCCACCGTATGAGCCACTGCCGGGTACCAGCGGGTTCACCAACTATGCGCCAGGCGGTTTTAGCTGGGAAGACCAGATCACCCTGGCGGAATGTTGTGTTGCCGCCCATCAGAGAGGTGCCCGGGTGGTGATCAGCAACTCATCAGCGCCACGCAGCATCGAGCTGTACCAGCAGCACGGCTTTGAACTCAACTACGTCCGCGCCCGGCGCGCGATATCCAGTAAATCCAGTACACGCGAAACCGTCAGCGATATCGTTGCGGTTCTGTAGGGGGTAGCAGTGGTCAATAAAGAATTAACGGTGCGCCAGAAGGAGGTTTTCGATCTGCTGGTGAAATACCAGAGCGAGCACGGTTATCCGCCGACTATCTCAGAGCTGTCCCGCCTGATGGGCGTGGTGTCGCCGAATGCGGCCGCCCTGCAGTTGCGTGCGTTGCAGCGCAAAGAGGCAATAACGATAGTCCCAGGCGCGCATCGCGGCATAAAAATCAACAGTCAGCCACCGCAGCCGGTTACGGAGGGTAAATGAAACTGGTGCTGCCGTTCCCACCAAGCGTAAACACCTACTGGCGCGCCCCGAATAAGGGGCCGCTGGCCGGTCGCCACCTCATCAGCGCCAAAGGTCGTGCTTACCAGAGCGAGGCATGCGCGGCGATCATTGAGCAGCTTCGCCGACTGCCTAAGCCATCCACATCACCTGCTGCAGTAGAGATCCTCCTCTGCCCACCAGACGTGCGGCGCCGCGATATCGATAACTACAACAAGGCGCTGTTCGACGCGCTGACCCACGCGGGCATCTGGGAGGACGACAGCCAGATTAAGCGAATGCTGGTGGAGTGGGGACCGGTGCTGAAAGGTGGCAGGGTCGATATTACGATCACACCCTACAGGCAGGAGGTGGATAAATGTCCAGCTGTGGGTTGAAAGAAAGTCGATCTGGCAGTAATGTCAAAAAGTGCAAGCGAAGCGGGCGTGCAGGCCCCTCGCAATACAATCAGTGGAGAACAAAATGAGTCAATTACTCGTGATTGATGGCGTTTCCGTACGCCGTGATATTTTTGGGCGTTATTGCCTTAACGATCTTCATCGTGCTGCTGGCGCTCAGGATAAGCACAAGCCAGCATTCTGGCTTCGCAATGAGCAAACTGAACAACTAATAAGCGAGTTGCAAATTAGCAACTCGGAAACGCCGGACCCGGTCAGCGTTATCCGCGGCGGCAAAGAGCAGGGCAGCTACGTCTGTAAAGAGCTGGTCTACTCCTACGCGATGTGGATCAGCCCGCAGTTCAGCCTGAGGGTGATTCGGACGTTTGATGCAGTTGTAAATCAGCCCGCCACTCTTCAGAGCCAGGCGGCAGATAAAATGCAGGCAGGCGTCATCCTCCTCGATTTTATGCAGCGCTCCCTTAACCTCTCCAATTCTTCTGTTCTCGGCGCATGCCAGAAGCTGCAGGATGCTGCTGGCCTGCCAAACCTTGCCCCGCAGTACGCCATTGATGCCCCAGCCGGTGCGCCTGATGGCTCCAGCCGCCCTACGCAATCGCTGAGCGCGCTGCTCAAAGCTAACGGCATCCGTATGTCGGCCACGGTGGCATATCAGCAGCTGGCTAAGCTGGGGATCGTTGAGCAGAAAGAACGCCGCAGCAGGTCAGGCGCTAACGGAATCAAGCGCTTCTGGGCGATGACTGCGAAAGGCTGTATGTACGGCAAAAACATCACCAGCCCGGCAAACCCACGCGAAACGCAGCCGCATTTCTTCGAGTCAAAATTTCAGGAGCTGTTGCGCCTGCTCGAAACCGTACATTGAGGTATCTGTGAGAGCGTTACTAACCCCTGTCGTCATAAAAGAGTTCGGGATCGTGGCGTTCCGGCCTGGTCCTGAGCTTATGCCGCATTTCCATCGCGGTCGCATTCTTTTAGAGAACGAGCCGGAGCGCCTGGCGGGGCTTCCAACCGGGGAGATCCCGGCGGCGCGTCAGCCGCTGGCGGAGGACCCCGCGATGGTACCTGTATTCGAACATGCCGATGTGATTAGGCGGTCCGGTGGCCTGTCATGTCTCGAAGGCTGGCTGTTGCGGGAAACCGGCTGCCAGTACCGGCACACCGACTACCACCACCACGAAATGGTCACCATGCGGCATGCGCCCGGCGTGCTGCGGCTGTGCTGGGCCTGCGATGTACGTGTGCGGGAGCAATTTACTAACGAACTGGCGGGTATTGCGCGGGAGAACCTGGTAGCCTGGATATTGTCGGTTGTTCGCGTGGGGCTGGGTTTCGATGATTCGCACGCGGTGACCCTGCCAGAACTGTGCTGGTGGCTGACGCTTAACAACCTGGCGCATGTCATACCTGAGACGGTGGCGCGTAAGGTCCTGCGTATCCCGGCCGAGAAAATGCAGTCGGTGATGCGTGAGGCTGACATTGTTCCGTCGGTACCGCCCACCAGCATCGTAGAGGAGGCCGTTAAAAAGGTGCTGGCGCTGCATGTAGATCCGGAGACGCCCGAATCTTTCATGCTGAGGCCAAAGCGCCGACGCTGGCAAAACGAGAAATACACCCGCTGGGTAAAGGCGCAGCAGTGCGCATGTTGCCAGAACCCGGCAGACGACCCCCACCACCTGATCGGCCACGGCATGGGTGGTATGGGCACCAAAGCGCATGATTTGTTCGTGATACCGCTGTGCAGGGCGCATCACGACGAATTGCACGCTGACGCTGTGGCATTTGAAGCGAAGCACGGCACGCAGCCGGAGCTGCTGTTGAAAACATTAGACCGGGCGCTGGCCATCGGCGCACTGGCGTAGACGGAGTGGAGAACGCTATGAATCTGGACGGAGTTTTAAAGTTTTTTGCACCGAAAGGGATGCACATCTCTGATAGCGTGCGCGCAACCGCGGGCGATCAGTTAACGGTAACCGACATCATGGCGGCGCTGGGCATGACCCAGGCCGACGCCGGGATCGGGCTTGCCATGTATCTGGGAAAGGCAGGTATCAGCCCGCAGGATAAGGAAGCGGCCATCTCCTGGCTGACGGAGTTCGCCAAACAGCATGCACCAATGGCCGTGCGTAAAGCAGCTGGTAAAAAGTTTCCTCTCTGCATGCGGATCCTCGCCAGATTCGCATTCAAGGATTACGCCTCATCAGCTGCTGACAGTACCGATTGCCAGAAATGCCGGGGCAAGGGCTTTATTACCAGAACCAGCGTGATCACCAAAAGCCATTACACGATGCGCCTGCCTCAATTTGCCAAGGATCTGGGCCAGTCTCCATCTGATTTTGAAGTCTTCCGCGAGGTAAAGGATGTGGAAGACCAGCTGTGCGACAAGTGCAACGGAACCGGCCAGATCAGTAAGCGCTGCCAGTGTGGCGGATCTGGTCAAACCCTCGACCGAAAGCAAACTGAGTTGCAGGGCGCTCCAGTATATAAGGAGTGCAAACGCTGTGAGGGGCGAGGATACAGCAGGCCGAAATCATCGGTGGCGTATCGTGGCGTTCTGGCCGAGCTGGACAGTCTTCCTGATCGCACCTGGCGATACAGCTGGAAGCCTTTTTATGAAAGCCTGGTGACAAAATGCTTCCAGGAAGAGAGCAACGCAGATGCGGAACTTAAAAAAGTAACAAGAATGCAAAGTTTGCTCTAAATTTCATATTTTGGCGTCACGTTACTTGCAATGTTGCCGTTTTTGTGTAAATTTGACGTTAACGATGGGCGTTGTATGTTCAGAGTTAAAAAACCCGCCACTGAGCGGGTTTTTCCGTTTAACAATCCTTTCTGTGGTGATGCCCTGTTCCAAGCTATTAAATGACACATTTTTTGAATCTCGTTGTGCCCACACGTCACCTTTTAAGGTTAAAATAGCCGCTTTATTCCTTTGCTTTGAGGCATAGATGCTTACAATTGAAGAGATTGGCCAGTCTGTCCGAAACAATATTCAGCTTGTCCTTGATAATTTCGGACTGCCTCTAGCTGTAGGCCCTATAAGCGATGACGATTATAAAGTTTTGTCTGGTGGGTTTGGTGAATTAGAGTGGGACTATGCTCTTTCCACCCACGGCAACTCCCCTGAGCGATATGAATTTTGCATAAAGCTGCTTAATCAGGACGTTATGGAAGGGGTACCTTCTGGTGCTGCGTTGTGTGTCTTTGGGGTTGAAGAATATGTTTTTAGTATCCATATGATAGAGAGCTTTGTAAAAGATGATGTGGATCACCCGCTAAAAGGCCGTATGGTTCTTATCACTTTAATGAGCGCATATCTGTTTTGTATGGCGGTCGAGTGCCCAACAGTACACATAGTTGAGCCAGTGCCTGACCTACATGATTTTTATGAAAGTTTCGGGTTTCGTATGTTGCCGTGTGGATATGTTATGGAAGCACAACTTTCTGATATTGAGGGTGTGTTCAATAAATTCGCACAATTAAGCTAGACGGGATCCCGTAACAGGTTGTACGATGTGTCACCCTTACCGCATAGGTAATGCGGGATTGTCAATTACTAATGACAGTGTGAAATTGATAATACTGATTGGCATACCCGATTGGTAATGAGTAGCAGACACTACTACTCTTAAATTGAAAGTTAGAGACAACAACCATAGTCTCCGAGGTACTCATGAAAGTTCAAAAAGCAACCAAGCCAGAAGTTAAATTCGACACTATGAAAGCATTCGCAGGTATGGGTGCTGCTGTTGAAGTACTGATGAAGGCTGCGCCTAATGCGTTTACCCATGCTACCGTTTCGGGTAAAGAACAGCAGGGTAAGCCGCGTCGTCGCAAGGCAGCATGAACCTAGCTGGTGCTTTTTGAAACCCGCCTTCTGGCGGGTTTTTGCTTTATGGGGTAACTGCTGATGAGTTGTTGTTCACCAACTAGCCACCTAACAGGGTGGCTTTTTTATTCCCGTCATATTGAGAGGACTCACTGCAATAAGAAGGGGCTTTATGTCCGAACCATTTTCTGAGGCGGGACGACGAATCTCAATGAGGAAGATGGAGAAGCAATAGTCAGTGCGCTCCTCCATCTAATCGAGTCAAATGCTCACCTCAACTTATCGGATGCCTAGTTTTTTTGCCATCTCGGTAATTATATGGTCATGGCGAGCGTCAATAGCTGATATGGCAGCACCACAAAAAGAGCACTGGATAAAGAATATATTGTGATTCGCACCTCTAACTTTCGTTTGGGTGGCCAACTCAAAAGAAGTTGAGTTGCAGTTCGCTTTTGGACACTTAGTTAATAGAGCCATTCATATTTCCTTATTTTGACTGTGGAAACAGCAGTCTACGGCATTCCTTTGACCGTGGAAAGTGAAGGTAACCACGCGCCGGGCGTGGCTAAGCATCCCGGCGTCAATTCAATACTGGCTGCCATATGGTGGCCTTTTTATTTCCCCTCATTTCTGAGAGGACTCACGGCACTAAGAGGGGGCTCAATGTCCGATCCGATTTCCGGCACCGGGTTAGCTGGTGGTGCTCTTACAGGTGCCAGTGTCTATGGACTACTGACCGGGACAGATTACGGCGTGGTTTTTGGTTCATTTGCAGGAGCTGTCTTTTATATCGCAACGGCGGCAGACCTGGGCGCACCCCGCCGACTGGCATATTTCGTAGTGTCTTATATCGCCGGCATTCTCTGCTCCGGCTTGGTTGGTTCGAAGCTGGCCAACTGGACTGGATACAGTGATAAACCTCTGGACGCTATTGGCGCCGTTATTGTTTCTGCATTAGCCGTCAAAATCCTGACGTTCCTGAACAACCAGGATGTCGGCTCGCTGGTGGCGCTGATAACGCGCCGGGGAGGTTCAGGTGGTTCTAAATGACCCGACAGCAACTATCAACGCGTTAATCTGCGCCGGTGTAGTGCTGACTCTGATGTTTTACCGCCGGGGTGATTCACGGCATCGCCCGTGGGTTTCTCGCCTGGCATGGCTGATTACTGTCACGTACAGCGCCGTGCCACTGGCCTACCTTTGCGGCATTTATCCTCATTCATCGTGGGCCACCATTGGGGCCAACATCACTTTCCTTTCCGTGCTGGTTGCCGTCAGAGGCAATGTTGCGCGTCTGGTCGATCATCTGAGGCACTAATGAACCAATCACAGTTTCAAAAGGCGGCTGGTATAAGCGCCGGACTTGCCGCGCGCTGGTATCCGCATATCGACGCGGCAATGAAAGAGTTCGGCATCACCGCAGTTAATGATCAAGCCATGTTCATCGCGCAGCTGGGCCACGAATCGGCAGGCTTTACGTCGCTGGTGGAGAGCTTCAATTACTCGGTCGATGGTCTTAAGAAAACCTTCGGTAAGCGCCTCACGCCGTATCAGTGTGAAATGCTGGGGCGGGTGGACGGCAAGCAGACTGCCCACCAGCCGCAGATCGCCAACCTGGTATATAGCGATCGCATGGGCAATAACAGCCCCGGCGATGGCTGGAAGTATCGTGGCCGTGGCCTGCTGCAGATCACCGGGCGGGAGAACTACACCAAATGCGGTGCGGCGTTGAAGTTAGATCTGGTGAGCACTCCTGAGCTGCTGGTGCAGGAACGACACGCTGCCCGGTCGGCGGCCTGGTTCTATGCGTTACGCGGCTGCCTGCTTTACTCCGGCGATATTGTGCGGGTCACGCAGCTCATCAACGGTGGGCAGAATGGTCTGGCTGACCGCAAGGTGCGTTACAGCCGGGCGCAGGCGGCCCTTTCATGAAGCTGCGTTACGTTCTAATGGTGCTGGTGGTCGCCATCTCTATCTCTGGTGCGATCGCCTGGCGTTCTGGCTGGAGCGCGCACGCTGACCATATCAACGTGTTGGCGGCGAAGAAGAAGGATAAAGCCGAGAAGATTATTCAGCCGGTAGAAGAGAAAGCCGCTGCGGCCACTGCCGAAAGCAAAGTGATTTACCGGACCATTACACGCGACGTGGTGAAATATGTTCAGTCTCCGGATCGTACTGTGTGCCAGTTTGACGATGCTGCTGTGCAGCTGCGCCAGCGTGCAATCGACGCTGCCAACTCCATCGGCGGATTTGATGCAGGAGCCGTGCAGGGGAAGTAACGCTGGCACCAATAGCGATGAAGATCTGCAGGCTGATATCGAAACTGCTGAATGTCTGCGCCAGTTGCGCCTCGATAAGTACCGCTGGCAGGCTTGGTACAACGCTGTGAAATGAATGATCTGGGCTAACAATAGCTTGGCATCAAGCATCGAGGGTGGAAATACCAGAGCTATCACAAAGTGGCTACATGCTGTATGAATGTTATTGTCTGAAAAAAATTGTAATGATAATTTCGACTCCTTAGATGGGATAATTCTGAGGTAGTCATGGAGAGAGGTGTTGTTGCTTTACCCTTTGAGGTCCATCAGCGTGATCAAGGGTTTATAACAGGTGATGCACTTTCGGCATTGCAACTTAATTATTTTGCCTTGTATTGGGATAAAATAACCATACCTAAAAATATCTTCTTTGGTATGCAGCTGCCAAATGAAGATGTTTTTGAGGAGGTCGGCTTACTTACTAGGCCGTTGGTAGATGTTGGCTCGGTAATGTCAGTTGAGAACTTCCCAAGAATTCATTTATCAACCCAAGCTCAAGTTACTGATCATTTGCGGAAAGTTGATAAGAGCACTGCATGGAGTATCCATCAAACAGGAGATAACTCTTTACTGTTCGCCGATCAATCTGTTTCTAAAGAAACTGTGAGATTAGAGCTTGAAAATTTATTGCCTGTCCCTGGCCCCAATGTTGCTATACATGAAATATTAGAATTTAAACATCGAAGAAAAGATGAACTGCAAGCGTTGCACTCATATTGTGATGAGTTGTACTTCGAGATAATCAATTCAGGTGATCCTACTCTTCAGGCCGCAAAGACTTTCACAAAGTTGAAGCAAGCGATTTCTGACTTAGAAAAATTAAATGTTGAAGGGTGGCGAAGTCCTATAAAATTTGATCTTGATATATCACCAGAATTTGATTTATCAGATATTCGAGCTGGAATCGCGACAATATTGGGTGCATTTAGCTCTCCCCACGTTCTTGAGACAGTAACTGCAGGAGCGGTGATTGCGGTTCTAGAAGGGTTTGTGAAAATTAAACCTCGCCTTCAAAGCATGAGAAATGGTGCGAACACAAACCTAGCCTACATATCTAAGGCTCGGGTCGAGGGCGTGTATAAGTGAGGTGATCATGTCCATATCTTGGTATGGAAAAAAAATGGGATCGGCCTACTTGCTCATAACTATAGGATCATTCATACAGTTCTGGTTTCCTAACGTGACATGGGCCTTGATTCCCCTTGTTGCCTTGCTATTCGGTTTTGTGCGACAAGAAAACTAACTACTCATCTCTACTATCCTATTGAAAAAACAAAACCGCCTCCGTGAAGTGAACCCCGAAAGTTGGACATCCAACGATTAGGGGTTTTGCGTTTCAATGGGCAGAAAAAAATACTCACCTGAATTCAAGCAGCAAGTCGTACTCCACTATCTGTTCAGCAGTGATGGTGCAAAGAAAACAGCGCGGTTGTTCGGCGTTGATCACGGAGCGGTCAGACGCTGGACTGAGCACTGGAAAGTGAATGGGATGGACAGTTTTACCATTCCTACCAGGGCTTACTCTGCCGAGTTTAAAGAGTCTGTCGTGCTCTGGATGCAGCAACACAACAAATCATCCCGGAAAGCTGCGGCGGAGTTTCGTATTGCAGCCGCTTGTACTGTCAGCAAATGGGAGCGTCTTTACCGTACTGGCGGTATCATTGCCCTACAGGATAAACCCAGAGGACGCCAGATGAAGTCAGGGAAGAACGAAACTTCAGATAAAGAACTTAATAATCCCCGTCCAGCGTTCCAGAACGCTGAGGAAGAACTTGAATACCTGCGTGTTGAGAATGCCTACCTAAAAAAGCTTCAGGCCTTGATTCGGGAAAAGCAGAAGACAAAGCAAAAATAATTACCGAATTGAGGCGAAACCATAACCTGAGAATGCTGCTTCATATAGCAGGATTACCTCGCAGCACGTACTACTGGCATGTCAAAGCAGATAGCCGTGGAGAGCGCTATGAGGGCGAACAGCAAAGAATAGCCGCACTGTTCCACTATCATAAAGGACGATATGGTTACCGGCGCATTACCCTGGCGTTGCGTAATGAAGGCTATGGCATTAATCATAAAACAGTACGGAAACTGATGCGCAAGATGGGGCTGGCCTCATGCCTGAGAAGCAAAAAGTATCAGTCATACAAAGGCACCTACGGTAAAGTAGCGCCAAATACCCTTGCACGTGATTTTAAGGCCAGCAGTCCAAACCAGAAATGGGTCACGGATGTGACAGAGTTCAACGTAAAAGGGACAAAGCTGTATCTGTCACCAGTGCTTGATCTGTATAACAGCGAGATAATAGCCTGGAATATGACGACGCATCCGGGAATGAATCTGGTCGAAAACATGCTCAGCAAAGCCGTCAAGAGGCTGAAACCGGGTGACAGACCGGTACTGCACTCTGATCAGGGTTGGCAGTATCAGATGGCACGGTATCAGGAGAAACTTAAAGCTAAAGGCATAGAACAAAGCATGTCGCGCAAAGGGAACTGTCTGGACAATGCAGTGATAGAAAATTTTTTTGGTCTGCTGAAAACAGAATGTTGGTACCACGAAGAGTTTGAAAATACAGACCATCTACGAAAAACGGTGGAAGAGTATATCCACTACTACAACAACGAACGAATCAAGCTAAAACTAAACGGCCTGAGTCCGGTACAATACCGAACCCAGGCCATGTCAGCCGCCAGTTAAGAACGTGTCCAATATATGGGGTTCACTTCATCCGGGCGGTTTTTTATTGCCATCACCATGGGTAGACCCATCGTAATGGCTTTAGCGGATAAATTGGGGATAGGCCCTATAGGGGATAAATTACAGCCTCGCTCACGCGGGGCTTTTTATTGGAGCCAACAATATGCCAGCAGCTATCCCGCGCGCCTGCCGTAAACGCGGGTGCTCCGGCACTACCACAGACCGTTCCGGCTACTGCGATGCGCACCGTAACGAAGGGTGGCAGCAGCACCAGCGAGGACTGAGCCGCCATCAGCGTGGCTACGGCAGTAAGTGGAACATTATCAGAGCCCGCATCCTGACGAGAGATCGACATCTGTGTCAGGAGTGTTTGAGGAATGGGAAGCCCGTTCCTGCATCAACAGTTGACCATATCAAACCCAAAGCTCACGGCGGCACTGACGACGACAGCAACCTGCAAGCGTTGTGCTGGCCATGTCATAAGCGCAAGACCGCAACGGAGAGAACCCGATGAGCTATACACGCTGCACCTACTGCGGCTCGACGCTGCACACCGTAGCGAATTGCCCAAAGACATGGGGAGGATCAGCCCGCCGTGCGAACCTGCGCTGCGGTTACTGCGGTCAGTCAGGCCATAACTCCAGCGCCTGCCCGCACAATGCCAGCAGCGCGCGGCGCCGCAACCTCAGTGATGACTTCCATCTCGACTGATGAAATGAAAAATGGTTTCAAATGCAATCATTCTGATGTGAATGATATCAATTCTCACTACCGGGGGAGGGCGGGTCAAAAGTTCAGACCCCTGCCTGCTAAGGACCGCCGCCTCAGTCAGATTTTTACACCCGCGAAATATAAAATTTAACTGGAGCGTCTATGGCTGGAGCGACGGGCCGATCCGGACGCCGCGCCAAGCCGACCGCCCGGAAGTTGCTGGCAGGTAATCCGGGTAAGCGCGCCCTCAATAAAGAAGAACCTTCCTTCACACCCATAACAGGCGTTGACCCGCCCGAGTGGCTCAGCGAATCCGCTGCAACAATGTGGAGAATGGTCTCAAAAGAGCTGTGTGCGCAGGAGGTTTTGTGCGCCACGGATTTACACAACCTCGAAATGTTTTGTGTGGCCTATGCCAACGCCCGCGCTGCGCAGGTGGACGTTGCTAAAAATGGAATCACCGTAACCGGCGCAATGGGCGGGGTGATCAAAAACCCGGCGCTGACCGTGCTGAATGAAGCAATGCGGCAGATGGCCTCCTTCGGAGGCATGCTTGGGCTGGACCCCAGCAGCAGGCAGCGCCTGATTGGTGGGAATAAAAAACAGTCGGACAACCCCTTTAAAAATCTATGACACGCAAAGCCTACCCCAACGTGAACGCCGCAAATCAGTATGCCCGCGACATCGTCCGGGGAAAAACTGTGGCGTGCCGCTACGTCATCGATGCGTGCCAGCGGCACCTTGATGACCTGGCGAAAGAGAAAACGAAAAAGTTTCTCTACCGGTTCGATAAAGACCTGGCGGAAAAGGCGGCTAAGTTCATTCAGCTTCTGCCGCATACCAAAGGTGAATGGGCCTTCAAACGCATGCCGATTACTCTGGAGCCCTGGCAGCTGTTTATTGTCTGCTCAGCGTTCGGCTGGGTGCGCAAGGGTACGAAGCTGCGGCGCTTCCGCGAGGTCTATACCGAGATCCCCCGCAAGAATGGTAAGTCAGCAATCTCCGCCGGGGTGGCGCTGTTCTGCTTCACCTGTGACGACGAGTTTGGCGCGGAGGTTTACTCCGGCGCTACGACGGAAAAGCAGGCCTGGGAGGTGTTCCGACCGGCGCGCCTGATGTGTAAGCGTACTCCGGCGTTATGTGATGCCTTTGGCGTGGAGGTCAATGCCTCCAACATGAACCGCCCAGAAGACGGCGCCCGTCTTGAACCCCTGATCGGCAACCCTGGCGACGGTGCATCCCCGAGCTGCGCCATTGTGGACGAATACCACGAGCACGATACCGACGCGCTCTACACCACCATGCTGACAGGTATGGGCGCCCGGCGTCAGCCGCTGATGTGGGCCATCACCACCGCAGGCTATAACATCGAGGGGCCATGCTATGACAAGCGCCGGGAAGTTATCGAAATGCTGAACGGCACGGTGCCTAACGATGAGCTCTTCGGTGTGATTTACACCGTCGATGAGGGCGACGACTGGACAGACCCGGCTGTCATGCGCAAGGCAAACCCTAACATGGGGGTGTCGGTCTACAGCGATTTCTTGCTGAGCCAGCAGAAGCGGGCTATGAACAACGCCCGGCAGGCCAACGTTTTCAAAACCAAGCATCTCAATATCTGGGTATCAGCCCGGGCGGCTTACTTCAATCTGGTCAGCTGGCGCAACTGCGAGGATGAGACGCTGACGCTCGAGCAGTTTGAGGGGCAGCCTTGTTATCTTGCGTTCGACCTGGCGCGAAAGCTCGACATGAACAGCATGGTACGGATCTTTACTCGCGATATCGATGGCAAGCGGCACTATTACTGCATAGCGCCCAAGTTCTGGGTGCCCTATGACACGGTATACAGCACCGACACAGATCATCAGCGTACTGCTGAACGCTTCCAGAAATGGGTGAACTCCGGCCATCTGGAGGTAACCGAAGGTGCAGAGATCGACTACCGTGTCATCCTGGAGGAAGCGAAGGCGGCCAACCGGCAGAACCCGGTAGAGGAATCGGCCATTGACCCCCACGGCGCCACAAACCTGTCACACCATCTGGCCGATGAGGGTCTCAGCCCAATAACCATCGTCCAGAACTACACCAATATGTCAGATCCGATGAAGGAGCTTGAGGCGGCGATAGAGGCCGGGCGCTTCCACCATGACGGACACCCCATACTGACGTGGTGTATTTCTAACGTTGTGGGCAAGCACTTGCCTGGTAACGATGACGTTGTGCGACCAATTAAGGAGCACAGCGAGAATAAAATCGACGGGGCCACCGCCCTGATCATGGATATCGGCCGGGCCATGCTGCCGGACACGCGGCAGGATCTTAACGGCTTCTTTGAAAACCCCATCATGGTAGGTTTCTGATGAATAAAAATAAGCAGCCAGGCAAGGTGAAAAGCGCCTTGCTCAACTGGCTTGGCGTGCCCATCAGCCTGACTACCGGGACGTTCTGGCAGGAGTGGTACGGCACGAGCAGCAGTGGCAAGGTGGTTACCGCGGATAAAGCGATACGGCTTTCGGCGGTCTGGTCCTGCGTCCGGCTCCTGAGCGAGTCGGTTTCTACATTGCCAGTCAAGATCTACACCCGGCAGGCTGACGGCTCGCGCAAGCTGGCGCAGGATCATCCTGTTTACCAGGTGCTGTGCCGTCGCCCCAACCTCGAAATGACACCATCCCGATTCATGCTTATGGTGGTGGCAAGCATCTGTTTACGTGGTAACGCCTTCGTCGAAAAGCTCTTTATCGGCAGCAAGCTGGTATCGCTGGTGCCGCTGCTACCCCAGAACATGGTAGTGAAGCGGCTAGACACTGGCCGGCTTGAGTACGCTTACACTGAAGACAGCAAAAAACGCGTTATCCAGGAAAAGAACCTGATGCATATTCGCGGGTTCGGTCTCGATGGTGTCTGCGGCATGATGCCGATGATGACAGGGCGTGACGTGATCGGCGCGGCGATGGCAGTCGAAGAGTCCGCAGCCAAGATTTTCGAGAACGGCCTACAAAGTTCAGGTTTTCTCTCTGCTGACGCAGCACTTGATAAGGATCAGAGAGAACGCCTTCGGCAGTATATGCAGGCGTTTACTGGATCCAAAAACGCCGGGAAAATTATGGTGCTTGAGGGCGGACTGAAATACCAGAACGTCACGATGAACCCCGAGGCGGCGCAGATGCTTGAGTCGCGATCTTTCAGTATTGAGGAGATCTGCCGCTGGTTTCGCGTGCCGCCGTTTATGGTCGGGCATACGTCAAAACAAAGCAGCTGGGCGTCGAGCCTCGAGGGAATGAACCTCCAGTTCCTGACGCATACGCTGCGCCCGCTGCTGGTGAATATTGAGCAGGAGATCTCCCGCTGTCTGCTTAATGGTGAAGAGGACCTCTTTGCAGAGTTCTCAGTAGAAGGGCTGTTGCGCGCCGACAGCGCTGGCCGGGCGGCGTACTACACCAGTGCGCTGCAGAACGGCTGGATGTCCCGCAATGACGTGCGCCGACTGGAGAATATGCCACCTATCGAGGGGGGCGATATTTACACTGTGCAGCTCAACCTGACGCCGCTCGAGGACCTTAAGCAGAACAGCCAGGCCGCACAGGCATTCGCGCTGCGGCAGGTCCATAACCACGTATTCCCCGATATTCCCTTCGAACAGTCACCGCTGAAAAAAGCGGCTTAGGAGCACCCATGACGATTAAGAGCCTTCCGGCTGCGCCGGAGGGGCGACCTTTTGCGCGCGAAAAACCTGATCTGCCGGCTGCGGCAATGGAGCGCTGGAACGGAGGTATCCGCGCCGCCCGGGATGGTGACAACAGCATTTCTATCTTCGACGTGATCGGCGCTGATTACTGGGGGGAGGGGGTGACGGCCAGCCGCATAGCTGGCGCGCTGCGCTCGCTCGGCGGCGCTGACGTGACGGTTAACATCAACAGCCCGGGCGGCGACATGTTCGAAGGCCTGGCGATTTACAACCTGCTGCGCGAGTACGAAGGCAGAGTCACCGTTAAGGTTCTCGGCCTGGCAGCGTCTGCTGCGTCGGTTATCGCGATGGCTGGTGACGATGTGCAGATCGGCCGCGGTGCGTTCCTGATGATCCACAACTGCTGGGTATATGCGATGGGTAACCGTCACGACCTGGCGCAGATCGCCGCGGATATGGAGCCGTTTGATAAAGCGATGAGTGATATCTACCAGGCGCGTAGCGGTCTCGATGTCGCTACCGTCGACAAGATGATGGACGGTGAAACCTATATCGGCGGCAGTGAAGCGGTGGAAAAGGGCTTTGCTGACAGTCTCCTCTCCGCTGATGAAATTGCTGACGACGACGACAGCCCGGGGGCGGCGCTGCGCAAACTTGATGCGTTACTTGCCAAAACCGATACGCCGCGCTCTGAGCGTCGAAAACTTCTTAAAGCCTTATCCGGCAGCAAGCCAGGCGCTGCTGCCATCCCTGAAGGTACGCCGGGCGCTACCGAAGAAATCAACCCTGACAATCTCAAGCAACTTGAAGACGCCCTGGCGGCGTTCGGCTAATAAGGAAAGACCATGTCTGAAGTTAACGAATTACTGAAAAAAGTCTCCGCGAAGCTGGAAGAAGTTTCCGGCACTTTCAGCCAGAAGGCCGAGGACGCGCTGAAGGAGGCTAAAAGCTCTGGTCAGCTGTCTGCGCAGACCAAAGAGGCCGTGGATAAAATTGCCACTGAACACAATGCGCTGAACGATGCGCTGAAGTCGCTGAAATCTTCAGTAGGCGAAATTGAGCAGCAGGTAGCTCAGATGCCACTGGCCAGCGCTGCAAAAATTATCGAGACCGTTGGACAGACCGTTATCAGCAGTGAAGCGCTGAAAGCGTTCGCGGCAAGCGTTGAAGGCGGGAAGCGCGTCAGCGTTCCGGTGAATGCTGCGCTGATTTCCACTGATGTGGCAACGGGTGTGGTTGAGCCGCAGCGCCTGCCGGGAATTGATACCGCGCCGAAGCAGCGCCTTTTCATTCGGGATCTGATTGCGCCAGGCCGCACTTCTGCGCCGGCCATCTTTTGGGTGCAGCAGACCGGATTCACAAATGCGGCGAAGGTTGTGCCTGAAGGTACCGCCAAGCCGTACAGCGATATCCAGTTCGCCACGCAGATCACCCCGGTGACCACCATCGCGCACATGTTCAAAGCGTCCAAGCAGATCCTGGACGATTTCGCTCAGCTGCAGTCCACCATCGACGCTGAGATGCGTTACGGCCTGAAGTATGTGGAAGAACAGGAAATTCTCTTTGGCGACGGTACCGGCGCGCATCTGAAAGGCATCGTCCCGCAGGCTTCGGCATACGACGCTGCCTTTACGGTTGAGCAGCAGAACGGTATTGACGATCTCCGTCTTGCGATGCTTCAGGCGCAGCTGGCACGCTTCCCGGCTTCCGGCCACGTCCTGCACTTCATTGACTGGGCGAAGATTGAGCTCACCAAAGACACGCTGGGTCGCTACATTCTGGCGAACCCGGCGGCGCTGACCGGCCCTACTCTCTGGGGCCTGCCGGTTGTGGCCACTGAGGCCGCAGCATTCCAGGGCAAGTTCCTGACTGGAGCGTTTAACGCCGCGGCCCAGCTGTTCGACCGTGAAGATGCCAACGTTGTGATCTCCACTGAGAACGCCGACGACTTCGAGAAAAACATGATCTCGATTCGTTGCGAAGAGCGCCTGGCGCTGGCGGTGAAACGCCCGGAAGCATTCATCTACGGAGCCTTCACTGCGCCTGCTGCAGGTGGCGGTGCGTAATCCTTAACGGCGGCCTGCGGGCCGCTTTTCTTTTTTCCTTTAAGGAGACAGCCATGAAGCTGATCGCTATCAAGCCCATCTACTTTGAAGGCAACGTGCTTACCGAAGGCACGGAGTTCGAAACGCTGGAGCAACACGGCCGCGACCTTCTGGCCAGCGGTTACGCTCAGGAGCCTGGCGAGAAAAAGCCGGATCCTGATAAAGACCAAAAGCCGAAAGGGAATGGCAAGACCAAATAAGGAGTGGGCATGCTGACCAAAGAGCAGGTTAAGCGCCACTGCAACATTGAGCAGGATTTCACGGAAGACGATATCTGGATCGACACCAGTATTAAAGCTGCGGCGCGGTACGTCGAAACATGGACCCGCCGTCGGCTTTATGACACTGCCGATGATCCTGACTATCTCGTTGACCCTGATCGGTTGCTTTATGGCGAAGACATCGAAATGGCTATGCTTCTGCTTATCGGTCACTGGTACGCAAACCGTGAAGCTGTAAACGTAGGTAACGTAACTTCTGCGCTTGCGTTCTCAACAGAAGCGCTTCTTCAACCCTACCGGATATATGGCGTATGAGAGCGGGGCGACTGCGACACAGGGTTACGTTACAAAAGCCAGCATCAGGGCGCCTGCCTTCGGGGCAGCCTGCCACTGGCTGGGTGGATGTAACTTCAGTCCGCGCTGAGGTGGCGGACGTCTCCGGGCGGGAGATGATAGATGGCGGAGCCGAGATAAGCAGCACCACTACCCGGATTTGGATGCGGCGCTATCCGTCCATTCCCGTATCTGCTGGCTGGAGGGTCGTTCACCTGCCGCCAACCGGTAACGGCGAGATATACGACATCAAATCGGCTATCTCTGCCGAAAACGGGACCCGCCTGGAGTTGCTTTGTGAGAAGGGGGTGAAGCAGTGATCTCAACGAGTCTTGATTTCTCCGGCCTGGCCGACATCGCTAAGGATCTGGAAACGCTCAGCCGGGCAGAAAATAACAAGGTTTTGCGTGATGCCACCCGGGCTGGCGCTCAGGTTCTGAAAGAAGAAGTAGAGAATCTCGCGCCAGTCAAAACCGGCAAAATGAAAAAAAATGTGGTGGTGGTGACCCAGAAAGGACGCCGCCGCGGCGAAATCACTTCCGGCGTACATATCCGGGGAGTCAATCCGGACACTGGCAACAGCGATAATACAATGAAGGCCGACAATCCACGCAACGCGTTTTACTGGCGGTTTGTGGAGCTCGGTACATCGAACATGCCAGCGCACCCGTTTGTTCGCCCGGCGTTTGACACCCGGCAGGAGGAAGCTACGCAGGCGGCGCTGGCGCGAATGAATCAGGCTATCGACGAGGTACTGTCGAAATGACAGAAGCCGATATCTATCTCCGACTCAGCGCGCTGGCAGGTGGCAACGTGTTTCCGTACGTGGCGCCACAGGGAACATCCGCACCGTGGGTGATCTACCTGTTGCCTTCCTCAGCCAGTGAGGATGCTTTCTGCGGACCGGCAGAAACAGCCTGCACGGTTCAGATCGATGCCTGGGCCTCGTCAATTGATGATGCCCGGGAGCTGCGTGATCAGGCTAAAGCTGCTCTGGCCGATCTGCATCCTGTCGGACTGAACGAGATCAACGGCTACGAGCCTGACACCGGACTTTACCGGGCAACGCTTGAAGTTCAGATCTGGCAATAACGCCATACTTCATATTAACTCTGCCGCCTCCTGGCGGCTTTTTTACATCCGGAGATCTCCATGTCCTCTAAGTATGAAAAAACACAGGGTACGAAAATTAATATTTCGGAAAATCCTGCAACCGAACCAAACCCAACCGGTGCCACCTGGCAATCCATCAACTGCTCAACCAAAGAACTTAGCTACACCGGCGGGCAGAAGTCAGACATCGACACTACCACGCTTTGTTCTACCGAGCAGGAGATGACCAATGGCCTGGCCGCGCCAGGTGAAATGACGGTTTCCGGTAACTGGTCTGCTGATGAAGAGGGGCAGAACACACTACGCGCCGCTTACGACACTGACGCGCTGCACGCGTTTCAGGTGATCTTCCCGTCCGGAAACGGTTACGCGTTTCTGGCTGAGGTGCGGCAGAACAGCTGGAGCCTGGGCACCGCAGGGGTGGTGACCGCATCGTTTACGCTGCGCATCAAAGGCAAACCCGTCCCGATCGTGCCTGCACCCTCTGCAGGCTGATAACAGCGGCGAAAGCCGCTTTTCCTGAAATCGAAACGAGAACAATGAAATGGACAATAAGATTTCACAGAATTCACTTCGCTCGCTCGCGCTGGCGCCGATGGCAGGCTTCCGTACTAAAACCGTCACCGTTCCGGAGTGGGAAAACGCCAGGGTAAAACTGCGTGAGCCATCAGCGCAGGCCTGGCTTGAATGGCAGCAGGTGCTCAACCCGAAGCAGGGAGAAGGCGAACCAGAAGAGTTGACAGCAGCAGAGCGCGCACTGCGTAACAAGAGCGCTGATGTGGTGCTGTTTATTGACGTGCTGCTGGAGGAGGATGGCACGCAGGTCTTCAGCGAAGAGGATAAGCCGCAGGTCGAACAGTTTTACGGCCCGGTGCATTCCCGTCTTCTCAAGCAGGCGCTCGACCTGACCACTTCGGCGGCCGAGGTGGAAAAGCCGTAAGCCAGCCCGGTACATTCTTCCTTATGACGCTGGCGCTCCGCATGGGGCGTACGCTCGATGAGCTTAAGCAAACCCTGACGGCCAGGGAGCTGCGCATGTGGATCGAGTTTGACCGCATCAATCCCATTAGCGATCGGCGCGGCGATATTCAGGCGGCGCAGATTTCCGCTGCCGTGCTTAACTCGCAGGGTGCGAAGGTCAGTATGGAGGATTTGATTCTCCAGTGGAATATGCCCGAACAGGAAAATAGCAGTGCCGGGCTGGAGGGGTTCTTTGCGGGGCTGGCTGGCTAGTTGCCAATTAATCGATCCAATCTTTTACGTTAGCTGAGAAAAAATAAAAATGACGAAGCCAACCAAAATTATAGCACCTATCATTTTGCCTATATTTTCTGCGGCCTGCTCTGTGCTTTGGTTTTCTTTGTTAATTTCCGCAGTTTTCTCATTAATGGTTGCTGTAATCACGTCAAACTCTTCAGCGAGGGTATTATAGATAGAAATCTGAGCTTCTTCCGGTTCGTTTTCAAAAAAATCATTAATGGCGTCATTACTTTCCAAAGTTGCTATATGGGTGTTCTCACCTATTGAGGATATATAATCAAAATAGTCACATTGTGTTTTGGCAAGCGCTCTGATTCTAGAACGAATCGGTTTATAAATTAATAATCCATCATCTCTTTCTTTAATTTCATAATAATCTTCCGGGTGTCCTGGAACTTCAAAATTCAAACTTAGCATCAATATCTCCAGAAATACGTTAAAAATGTCCTGTTTCCCGCTTCCTGCTACGGACTGAATGTTAAAAAATTCTCTATCAGAAGGTGCAAGAGATGGCTGCTCTACGCGAGCTAATAATCAAAATATCCGCAAACTCTCAATCTTTCCAATCTGAGATTGCTCGTGCCTCGCGCATGGGTTCGGATTACTACCGCACCATGCAGAATGGTAGCAGGCAAGCTGCAGCGTCCGCAAAGGAAGGCGAAAAGGCTTTAGCGGAGCTAACAGATGGCTTCGCTAGCGCAGGCAGGGCCGCAGCTGCAGCTGGTGCTGCATTCGCGACAGGAAAATTAGTTCAGATCGCCGACGAATGGACCTCAGTTAATGCCCGTTTGAAACAGGCATCCAGCTCGACTGATGACTTCACTAACTCTCAGTTGCAGCTCATGCAGATTAGCCAACGAACCGGGACCGCGTTTTCTGATAACGCCAATCTCTTTTCACGCGCTGCGGCATCTATGCGGGAATTTGGTTACGACTCGGCGGATGTTTTGAGGGTAACCGAGGCAGTTTCTACTGGGCTGAAGATTTCAGGAGCCAGTGCAGAGGAGTCCGGATCCGTAATTACTCAGTTTAGTCAGGCGCTGGCGCAGGGTGTATTGCGTGGTGAAGAGTTCAACGCCGTCAATGAATCAGGCGATCGCGTTGTCAGGGCGCTGGCTGCTGGTATGGGCGTAGCTAGAAAAGATCTAAAAGCGATGGCCGATCAGGGTCAGCTGACCATTGATAAGGTTGTTCCTGCGATCGTTAGTCAGCTCGAAACGTTGCGCGGTGAATTTAGTTCAATGCCGCAAACTGTCTCCGGTTCGATGCAGAGGGTAACGAACTCCTTTATGGCATGGGTTGGAGGAGTAAATCAGGCAACTGGTGCAACGGCAGCATTGTCTGGTGGGTTAGATGGTCTCGCTGGTTTTCTTGATGGTCTGTCACGTTCAGCTGTAAGCGGCGCGCTGGATGACGTTGCCAATAATATGACGCTTGTTACTACTGCTGCCACTGGTCTGGTAGGTATTGGCCTGGCGAAATATCTTAGTGGCATTGTCACGAGTGCTACTGGTGCTACAGCTTCGTTGATATCCGCAGCAAAAGCTGAAGTTGCGTTAGCCGTAGCGCAAGAAAGAGCAGCACAATCATCGGTTGCAGCCTCTCGCGCCGATGTTTATCGGGCACAGCAGGCGCTGCAGTCTGCCCGCGGGGCTGATATTCAGGCTGCTCAGCAGGAAAAGATTGCTGTCGCAGAAGCAAAAGTTACTGCTGCACAGGCTCGCCTGACCGCAGCACTGGCCAGCGGAACTGCCACAGAAAAGGTGAGGGCACGTGCTGCGCTGGAAAGAGCCCAATCGGGATTGGCTGCCGCAAAGAATGCGGACGTACAGGCTGCCGCGGAGAGAAGGCTGGCATCCGCTCAGGCTGCACTAAAACGTAATCTTGACGGTAGAATCACCGCACAAAACAACTTAAATAGCGTTACTTCTGTCGGCACCCGGCTAATGGGCGGGGCGATGGGATTAATTGGCGGAGTGCCTGGTCTCGTCATGCTTGGTGCAGGCGCATGGTATGCCTTGTATCAAAGTCAGGAGCAGGCTCGCCAGTCTGCGCAAGAGTACGCCAAGCAGATAGATCAGATCAGAGAAAAAACCTCAACCATGTCTCTCCCTGATGTTGAGGAAAATCGTAAAAAAACAGTTGAGTCTCTGGCTGAGATAGACCGCCAGATTGCTGAACAGCACAAGAAAATTACACAAAAAGAAAAACAGGTTCGTGATCTCAATACATCAAGAGGTAAGCCCGGAATAACCGGAGAAAATGACCTCAATATAGTGCGTGCCATTACTATTGTTACGGGTGATTTAGCTGTTGAGGAAGATAAGCTCAATAACTTGCGGGAGCAGGCGCGGATTATCCAGCAGGCGTTAGCAGAAATTGAACGTCGCAGGACCGATCAGCTTCGCGAGCAGGCGTGGAAGCAAAACCAGGCATATCAATCGTTGCTGATGATGAATGGTCAGCATTCTGAGCTAAACAGACTGCTTTCGCTTGGTAATCAGCTTCTCTCTTCAAGAGGCGCGCTGGTCAATGCCCCTATGCGCCTCCCTCAGGCACCTGTGTCTACCCAGGATCAGCAAAGCCTCATTCAAAAGCAGCAGCAGGCAGAGCTTGCTGGATTAACCGGTCTTGCCAGGATCCGCAAGCAGGCGCAATTTGACCTTGAAAAAATGGGCCGCACCGGCCCTGAAAACTCTACATATGCTGCGGATTATGTAAAGGCGGCCGAAGCAGAGTACAACAATGCGCAGCGAGTTGCTGACGCTCAAAGGTCTCAGGCAGATGCTACACGAGATGCAGGCAAGGCCGCTCGTGAGGCAGCGCAAACAGCCGAGCAGTACAGCAGAAAAATGGCTGATCTGAGCATTGCTACCGAAGTACAAAAAGTTCGTGCTACTCAGGGCGAGCAGGCTGCCGAATTATTTGCCGCGTCTCATGAAAGCGGCACCAAGTGGAGCGAAGAGCAGCGCAAATCCATTGAAGCTGGCGCTGTGGCGCTGGCCCAGTGGTCACAAAAAGCCGACGAGGCGGTACGCAAACACCGTGAGATGACCGACGCGCTTAAGGATCTCAAAGACGCTGCACGCCGGTATCAGGATGAAACAGTACTGAATGCTAAAACATCAGGGATGGGGAGTCGTGATCAGGATCACTACCGTGAACGGCAGGAAGTAGAGCGAGTCTTTGATAAAACGGATAAAGGTGCAGAGGCTGTAGCTGCCCGCGCTTCGGCGCTCGATACGCTTGATAAAAAATATCAACAGGCTAAAGCCAGCGAACTGGACTGGCGGGCTGGCGTCAGTGCGGGTCTTGCTGACTGGATGGATAATGTCAGCAATATCGCGGGCACGGTTTCACAGGGTATTACCTCTACTATGGACAGCGCTCTGGGTAACGTAGCTTCTATGCTTGTTCGCGGAAAAGCAGACTGGAAAGAGTGGGGCCTGTCTGCAATGGAGATGATCGCGAAGGTCAGCCTGCAGATGGCAGCAGTAAGCGCGTTGGGCGGCTCTTCTTCCTCGGGGATTCTGGGCACACTGGCCAGCAGCGTGGCGGGAGCGTTTGGCGGAGGTGCCGCTGCTGGCGCAACACCATCGGGGGCTTATACCGCCGCTGCGGGCTCGCTCACATTCAACGCTAAAGGTGGAGTATACGACTCTCCTTCTCTCAGTGCGTTCAGTAACAGCATTGTGGATACGCCGACATTCTTCGCCTTTGCTAAAGGAGCGGGTGTCATGGGCGAGGCGGGGCCGGAGGCGATCATGCCGCTGACCCGTGCCGCTGATGGGTCGCTGGGTGTGCGGGCTGTATCTTCAGGCGTGAATAATGCAACAGGTTATGGCAATACAGTCATCAATGTTCACGCCCCGGTCAACATTACCCAGGATGGTTCTGCAGGTGAAATCAGTAACGCCAATACCGCCAATACCGCCAGTACCGCACGACAGCTCGAAGGTATTGTCCAGCAAACCCTTACCGATCGCCTGAGGAAAGAAATATCGCCAGGCGGCATCCTCTATCGCCGCTAAGGAGCAATATGGCAATCGACACTTTTACATGGTGCGTCCGCATAGGGCCCACTGGAGCAAATACTGTGGCCACGCTTCAGGCGCAGTTTGGCGACGGCTATAAGCAGGTGGCTGGCAATGGGATCAACTCTGATGCCGAAACCTGGAATCTGGCATGCAATGGCGATGTGGCGACGATGAAGAAAGTGCGCGATTTCCTTCTGAGCCATGTGATCAAATCGTTCTGGTGGGTAAACCCGTGGGGCGAGCAGAAGCTATACCGGGTTAAAGCTGATTCTGTCAGCCCAACTTTTCCCCACGGTGGCTTTGTAGAACTGTCATTTGTGTTTGAGCAGGCCTTCGGGCCTTAGTTATTCCTCCTTTTCCAGGGCCGCTTGCGCGGCCTTTTTTTATGGGCTGAATATGAGCTTTACGAACGACGTACAGAAACTGGAACCGGGTGAACTGATACAGCTCATCGAGATCGACGGCACCGAATTTGGCATGGATACCATTTTGCGCTTCCATGCCCACAATATTGCTACTGCAGGCTGGGCTGCATTCGCGGCTGACAACCTCCCTGCCATTATCTGGCAGGGTCAGCAGTACGACCCTTACCCTTACGAGCTGAAAGGTCTGGAGCTGTCCAGCACCGGGGCGCAGCCCACACCCACGCTTTCCGTGTCGAACGTCGGCAACTATGTGACGGCGCTGTGCCTCGAGTATGACGATCTGGCGAGGGCAAAGGTGAAGATCCACACCACGCTGGCGAAATACCTCGACGCAGCCAACTGGACAGCCGGCAACCCGAACGCCAGCCCGGCGGACGAGCGCGTGCAGCTTTTTTACGTTAACGCCAAAACAGCTGAAACGCGGGTGCAGGTCGACTTTGAACTCTGCTCACCCTTTGACATCCAGAACCTGCAGTTGCCCACCCGTCAGATCACGCCGGTCTGCACCTGGTGCACGCGCGGCTGGTACCGCACCGGTACCGGGTGTGACTACAACGGGAACCGTTATTTTCTCAAGGACGGCACTCCCACCGATAACCCGGCGCTGGATATGTGCGGCGGCCTGATGCCGGACTGCGAAGCGCGGTTCGGGGCCGGCAACCCGCTGCCGTTTGGCGGCTTCCCGGCGGCAAACCTACAGGGTAAATAACCATGCGAAAAAAACTGATGGATGCGATCCGCGCCCACGTCTGCGCGGAATATCCGAAAGAGGCCTGCGGCGTGGTGGTGCAGGCCGGGCAGGCGCAGCAGTACATTCCATGCCGGAATATTTCAGCAATGCCCACTGAGGCCTTCACAATCTCGCCGGAGGATAAGCTCGCCGCGTCGGAGCGGGGTGAAATCATTATGGTTATCCACTCCCATCCGGATGTGGTGCAGCTTGTGCCCTCCGAAATGGACAGGGTGCAGTGCGACTGGTCCGGGGTGGAGTGGGGCATCATGAGCTGGCCGGACGGGGACTTCTGCACGCTGGCGCCACGTGAGGACCGGGACTACGCCGGGCGGCGCTGGGTGCTGGGTTTTGCCGACTGCTGGGCACTGATCCGGGAGTGGTACCAGCGTGAGCATGGTATTACCCTCGGTGATTACTCGGTACCGTACGAATGGTGGGAGCACGGCGAAAATCGCTACGACGATAACTGGGAGACAGAAGGCTTTATCCAGGTGGACCCGGCTGATATGCGTCCCGGCGATATGATCATGATGCGCGTACAGGCTCAGGTAACCAACCACGCGGCCGTTTACCTCGGTCACCACGAGCACCAGTACAATATCATGCTGCACCATAATTTCGGCAGCCTGTCTGCCCGGGTGCCGTACGGCAAGTATTACCGCGACCGCACCGTTCGTGTGGTCCGGCACAGGGAGTTGATGAATGCTGAAGACACTGATTCTTGAAGGCCGCATGGCGAAAAAATTCGGCCGCGAGCACAAATTTCACGTTGAGGATCTGCGCGAGATGCTGCGCGCCATGTGCAGCCAGGTTCCCGGTTTTAAACGCTACCTGTCAGAAGGGCATATGCAGGGGATCCGCTTTGCCTTCTTCAATGGAAAAAACAACATCGGCCTCGACGAGTTCGACATGACCCGCGGCGGTGCTGTTTATCGTATTTCAGCCATTACCGAGGGCGCAAAGCGCGGCGGCGTGCTGCAGATCGTTATCGGGGCAGTGGCGCTCGTGGCCGCGTATTTTACCGCGGGTGCTTCTTTTTCTGCGTGGGCTGCTGCAAACGGAATCAGCGCTGCAGCAGTAACTGCCTCGTCTACGGCCCTTGCGGGGATCGGTCTGTCTATGTCGCTTGGCGGCGTAGTGCAGATGCTGACACCCCAGCCAAAATACAACGTCGGCGCTTCCTCCAGTACGGACAACAAACCCAACTACGCCTTTGGCGCGCCGGTGAACACCGTGGCTGTGGGTTATCCGGTCCCCGTTCTTTTTGGTGAGCGCGAGATCGGCGGGGCAGTCATCAGCGCGGGGATCTTCTCCAGCGACCAGCAGTAAATTTTATTGTCAGCTACAGGCCACCTCCGGGTGGCTTTTTTTATGGGTGAAATATGCGACTTCTCGAAGATGAAACCCTTATTCAGGGACGTAAAGGCGGTGGCGCTAAACAGCACACTCCTGTTGAGGATCCGGATGACCTGCTGTCGACAGCAAAATTAAAAATGCTGCTGGCGATTGCTGAAGGTGAAATCCAGGGCGAACTGACGGCGCAGAACATCTTCCTCAACGACACTCCGCTGGCGAACGCCGACGGCAGCTACAATTTCACCGGCGTGAAGTGGGATTTTCGCCAGGGTACCCAGGATCAGACCTATATTCAGGGATTGCCAGAGGTCGACAACGAAATGTCGGCAAACGTGACAGTCACCACCACCGCGCCATGGACACGCCAGTTCTCTAACCTGATGCTGGATGCCGTGCGTATTAAGCTGAGCCTGCCCGTACAGTACACCTATAAAGACAACGGCGATATGGTCGGCACGGTCACGGAGTACGCCGTCGATCTCTCGACTGATGGTGCTGCCTGGCAGACGGTGGTTAACGGCAAATTCGACGGAAAGACAACCACGGAATACCAGCGCGATATCCGCATTGACCTGCCAGCGGCCACTACCGGCTGGGCTGTGCGGGTGCGTCGCATCACGCCTGATTCCGTGGGTAACTCAAAACTGATAAACGCCTTCAGGGTGTTCTCGTTCGCTGAGGTGATCGACAGCAAGTTACGCTATCCCAATACAGCGCAGCTGTACATCGAGGTCGATGCCAGCCAGTTTACCAGTGGCGCGCCGAAGGTGACCTGCAGGCCGAAGGGCAAACTGGTACGCGTGCCGGACTCTTACAATCCGGTTACGCGGACCTACAGCGGCACCTGGTCGGGCGGTTTCAAAATGGCCTACACCAACAACCCGGCCTGGATATTTTACGATCTGGTGCTGGATGAGATTTATGGCATGGGTACCCGCATCGATGCAGGCATGATCGATAAGTGGGAGCTGTATGCCATTGCGCAGTACTGTGACCAGCGGGTGTCGAACGGGGCGGGCGGTACTGAGCCGCGCTTTACCTGCAACGTTTATATCCAGAGCCAGCAGGATGCCTACACCGTTCTCAGCGATCTGGCTGCTGTATTCCGGGGGATTACCTTCTGGGGTAACGACCAGATTTACGTGCGTGCGGATGTGCCGCAGGATGAGGTCGATTTTACCTATCATGCCTCGAACGTGATCGACGGACTGTTTACCTACGGCGGCGGCAGCTACAAAAACCGCTACTCATCTGCGCTGGTGTCCTGGTCGGATCCTCAGAACCACTACAGCGACACCACAGAGAGTGTCTATGATTCCGACCTGGTGAAACGGTACAAGGTTAACCAGATGTCGATGACAGCGATCGGCTGTACATCCCAGAGTGAGGCGCACCGCCGGGGCCGCTGGGCACTGCTGTCTAATGCGCGCGACGGAACGGTGTCATTTGGCGTGGGGCTGGACGGTTATATTCCCCTGCCTGCGGAAATTATCGGTATCGCGGATCCGTTCCGTGCCGGCAGGCAGAACGGCGGCCGTATCCGGGCGGTGAGCGGGCGTAACGTCACGCTTGATCGCCCCGTTGATTACGCAGCCGGCGATCGCCTGGTGGTCAACCTGCCGGACGGCAAGGCGCAGACGCGGACAATCGCGTCCGTCAGCGCGGACAAACAGACGGTGACGGTCACGACCCCCTTCAGGCTGCCGCCTGAGTCCGGCGCAGTGTGGGCCATCGACAGCGACAACCTGGCTATTCAGTATTTTCGTGTGACATCCATCCGGGCGAACGACGACAGCAACGGTGGTTTCACGATCACCGCGGTTCAGCATGACCCGAATAAATATCGCTATATCGATGACGGTGTGCGCATTATCCCGGCGCCGGTCACCGTCACGCCGGTAAATGTTCTGCCGGCACCGAAAAACATCATCCTCAGCGAAACCGACCACATCGAGCAGGGGCTTACCGTTGCCACCATGAATGCTTCCTGGGATCGGGTGGAAGGCGCTATCCGGTACCAGGCGCAATGGCGCAAGGATAATGGCGACTGGATAAACGTCCCGGTGAGCAGCGCCCAGGGATTTACGGTGCAGGGGATTTACACCGGGAGTTATGACGTGCGGGTGCGGGCGCTTAACGCCCAGGATTCAAGCTCGCCGTGGGGTTATGCTGACACCACCTATCTTACGGGCAAAAACGGCAGGCCGGGAACGCCGCAGGCTCTGGCCGCCACGGACGATGTCGTCTGGGCTATCGATATCACCTGGGCTTTCCCGGATGGATCAGGTGATACGGCATATACCGAGCTTCAGCGCGCCACCACGGAAGACAAGGCTAACCCGCAATTACTGGCGCTGGTGCCGTATCCGGCCACGAATTACCAGCATGGCCCGATGCTGGCGGGCGTCAGTCAGTGGTACCGTGCGCGGCTGGTGGATCGTATCGGTAACACCGGCGACTGGACGGAATGGGCGGCAGGTCAGTCCAGCTCTAACGCCGGTGATTATCTCGACATGATTGGCGACACGATTGAACAGACCGAGGGCTATAAAAACCTCGTGTCGGACATTGCGGACCTGGGTGAAGATATCCAGTCAGCGCGCGACGACATCAGCACAGTCACAACAGAGTCGGCGGCGACCAAAGCGGGCCTGGCGAAGGAGATCACGGACCGTAAGAAAGCCATCGCCGACGAGGCAGCGGCCCGCGGCCAGGCGCTACTGACCGAGAAGAACGAGCGCGTCGCGGATATCAGCAACGTCAACCAGACGATTCAGACCACCACCGAATCGCTGGCACAGCAGATTGCGCAGGTGTCGGCGGGGACCGGTTCTCAGTTCGATCCGGCCAAAATCTGGTACTTCGATTCGACTGCGGAGGGCTGGTCCGGCAACGGCACGCCAACCATTGTTAACGGCTGGTTGCGCCCTGCCAACCACGCATCGGACCCATACGTTGCTTCTCCTGCGACGCTGGGCATTACAGCAGCTGCGTATCGCTTTCTGAAGCTGCGTATCAGGAAAGTGGGAGCGCCTGCATGGGCGGGGGAAATCCGCTGGCGCAATGCGGCCAGTTTCAACGAAACCAACCGCTTCGTGGTGGCCGAACCGGCGTATAACGCCGACGGCGTTGCCACGCTGGAATGCGACGATATCCCCTGGCTGGCCGAGACGACGATTAACCAGATTCGGCTGGACCTTTCCAGTAAACAGGACGCGACAAACTATTTCCTGATTGACTGGGTGGCGATTGGGCGGCCAACGCCGGGAGCCGGGATGGCGGCGCTGCAGCAGGAAACGGCGGCGCGCGTATCGGGTGACCAGGCGGAAACCACGGCGCGCGAGACACTGGCGACGCAGCTCCGGGGCGGCTATACCGGTGACGACCCGTCAAAACTGGCATCGGGTCTGCTGTACACCGAACGCCAGGCGCGTATCACCGCGCAGGAAGCGGAGGTGACAGCGCGAACTCAGCTGGAATCAACCGTTAACGCCAACAAAGCCAGCGTGACGCAGGAACTGGCAACGCTGACGACGGAGCAGGAGGCGCAGGCCACCACGCTGTCGGGCCTGCAGACCACCGTCGGGAAAAATACCGGCGATATCACGCGCATAGATAAAGCCGTCGCTGATAACAACAAGGCGCAGACCACCGCGCTGGCTGCGGTGAAGGCCACCACTGACCAGAACACGGCGGACATCAGCTCTGAAACCACGGCCCGTACGGATGGTGACAGCGCGCTGGGTCGCCGCATCGATACGTTGAAAGTTGATGTGGATGGCAATACCGCAAGCCGTGACGCAGGCATCATCGGTAACATCACCAACGCGCTTGCCAACTTCACCGCATTCTCGGATCAGCGTGTCACGTTTGCTGTAGCCGACATGAAAGCGATGGCTGAGATCACCTACGTCAGGAAGACCTCTGCAGACGCCACAAGCGCCGTTGCGGAGCAGGTCACCACGCTTAAGGCCACGGTTGAAACCAATGGACAGACCAACGCTGCCGCGATTACACGAATTGATCGGACGGTTGCGGATCTGGAGAGCGCAACGGCGACCAGCATTCAGCAGGTCACGGCTGCGATCGGTGATACCAACGCCAATGTCCAGACGACCAGCCAGGCTGTTGCTGACATCAACGGCAAGCTCTCGGCCCAGTGGGGCGTTAAAGTCCAGGTGGAGGCGAACGGCATCAAGCGCATCGCGGGTATCCAGCTGGGCATTGATGCCACAGGCTCCTCTAATTTCCTTGTCAGCGCCGATACGTTCGCGGTGTATAACCCGACTACTACCGGGCAGGAGCTGGTGTTTGCGGCTACCGGCGGGCAGATGTTTTTGCGATCGGTATTCATCCAGGACGGATCCATCGACAACGGCAAGATCGGCAATTACATCCAGTCCAGTACCTGGGACGGAACGGGAAATGTCGGCTGGCACATCAATAAATCCGGTTATGCAGTGTTTAACAACGTTACTGTTCGCGGGACCATTTATGCCACTGACGGGAGTTTTAAAGGAAAAGTCGAGGCAACCAGCGGGAGCTTCAGGGGTACGGTCGAGGCGACGTCTTTTATTGGGGACGTGGCGAACGTGGGCATTGCGCCGGACGCTGCTGTTTCAGGTGCAGGCACAGCTTCAAGTTCAATAACCTTTACTGATTCCTCCTCTTCACCGCTGGATAAATCTGCCTTGCTTGAAGCCATGGTATTTGTGTCTTCTACATCTGGCACCACGACGGTCGCCATCACCCTCAACATCAACGGTAATGTCCGTGACATGGGAGCTATCAGCGTGCCGTCCGGGACTGGAGGACTATGGATAGCCGTGCGTCACGCTGTACGTAACCTCACGGCCAACGTCATTACAGGCAATATAACGGTTAGTGGAACCGGGACGGCAAGTAAGCGTATTGCCGCTCCAACATTAACCATCACCCGCGGTACCGGCTCCTTCTCCTGACCCTTATAACCTCAGACCATAACACCCGGCTTCGGCCGGGTTTTTCATTTTAAGGACACCTTGAATGGCTACGATTGATGACAACTTAGCGAAAGCGGTTACGGAAGCGCTACGTCAGGCACAAATTGATATTTCCAACCAGGACAAATTGCTGGTGGGCCCTGGCGACGTGACACTTACACGGGCAGACGGTACTACGTTCACCGGTCCGTCATGGCCGAAGATGGCTGGCCAGACAAATGCCGCTATACAGTGGCGCGGTGCATTACCATCAAATGCCAACCTTAACACCTATGGTCCAACTGCTTCTTATGTTGGACAGTGGCATTTTGGAGTAGCTGGCGCACTTACTGCCAATGGATTCCCGGAAGACAGCGCGCAGGGTATTTTTGAAGTTTTCAATGGTGGCCCATACCTGGGAAGCCAGCGCTTCACTACAAAAAGCGGCAATATGTACTACCGCAACCTTTCAGGCTCATGGAATGGAGTTGATGGCCCGTGGAGCGCCTGGCTTCCTGTGGGATATTGTTCGATGCCTGGTACTTTCTCTGGAGATATGAATACGCTGGTAAGCCCTGGCTTGTGGTCGATAAATACCACTGTCACTAATGGGCCAACAGTCTCAGGCACTCCGATAGTCGGCGTCTGTGAGGTAATTTTACGCAACTCCAGCAGCACGGTGTTACAGCGGTTTACCAATATGACATCGAGCGCTTCATATTATAACTACACATGGCAGCGAACCCTTTACGGCACGACCTGGTCGCCGTGGGAACTGTTGGGAACAAAGGCGTTGAATGACATGGGGATCGGCATTCCGGTTCCTATGGTTTCCACCATGGATTGGCAGACGTTTAACTTTATTCCCGGCGCTCAGCACGTTTGCCTGCCGTCAAACCAGACGAACATCCCTGCCGGATTGACGTACGTATCAACCACTGCGCCTACCAACATTAACGTGCTTGGCGGCAGGGGGAACACCACCGCACTAATTTTGATGGTCACGCAGTTCACGACCGCTTCTACGGCGAAAAGCTATTTTATCGTGGTGTCGGGCACATCCCCGGCGCGAACCTTCACAATTTATGAGAACTTCACATCAGCCAGTACGATCCCTATCGCCAACGGTGGCACAGGCTCATCATCTCCATTTGGTACGACTGCCGGCACATTCGCGCAGGGCAACGACTCACGACTCAATACGATTAACGGTAAGTCTGGCGGTACTGTTAAGGGCGATTATATTGTTCTCGATAATACTTACGGGCACTCAACGCAACTTATGACTTATAACCCTGGGTCAGCAGGTACGCATTTCGGCGGAATGCTGATGAAAAGGCCAAACTCGCAGGGTTATATACTTTCTCAATACTCATCATCAGATTACGAGGTATCGTCTGTAACCATCGGTATCGATGGCCCTAGCGGAAACGTCTCTTGGGTATTCAATCGGAATGGTCAGGCCGTGGGCAACTGGCAACCACCATCCGATCAACGAATTAAAGACAATATCAAACGTATCGCCGATCCGTTAACTGCAATGCGCTCAATATCCGGTTGCGAATGGGATCGCCTGGATAATGGGCTTCATGGATATGGGTTCATTGCTCAGGAAGTTGAAGTGCTTTTCCCGCAAGCTGTAACAGTGGCGGGTGATATCAAGCTGAGCGATGGCTCCGTTATTGAGGAAGCGAAAACGGTCGATACGTTTGGCCTCTCGGCCGCGCTGCATCATGAAGCTATTCTCGCTCTTATGGATACTGTCGAAGACCTCACTGCGCAGATCTCCCAACTGAAGTCTGAAATCCAGGCGCTGAAATCGTAACGGCATCAGGATGTTCAGCAGTAATTATCAATAGGCATAGCCACTTTGCGATTTACTCCTCCTGAAACTACTGTATATAAAAACAGTATAAAATCAGGAGTGGTTGTTTATGGAATTTTACACGCCAGCAGATTTGCGCGGCATTGTCGCGCTACCGCTTTACGGGAGTCTTGTTCAGTGCGGATTTCCGTCCCCGGCGGCGGATTATGTTGAGCAGCGCATCGATTTAAACGAACTGATGATCCAGCATCCCAGTGCAACATATTTTGTTAAAGCGGCGGGTGACTCAATGATCGAGGCTGGCATCAGTGATGGTGATTTGCTGGTGGTGGACAGTTCCAGGATTGCTGAACATGGCGACATAGTAATCGCCGCGGTAGGAGGGGAATTTACCGTAAAGCGCCTTCAGTTGCGTCCGACGGTGCAGCTCAACCCGATGAACAGCGTCTACTCGCCGATCATGGTGGGTAGTGAGGACACGCTGGATATATTCGGCGTGGTGACATACATCGTGAAGGCGACCAGCTGATATGTTTGCCCTAGTGGATGTAAACAGCTTTTATGCTTCGTGCGAAACGGTGTTCAGACCCGACTTAAAGGGTAGGCCTGTCGTCGCGCTTTCGAATAACGACGGGTGCGTTATCGCCCGCAGTGCTGAGGCCAAGCAAATTGGCATAAAGATGGGCGAGCCCTTCTTTAAACAGCGGGAATTATTCCGGCGTTATAACGTCGCCACCTTTTCCAGCAACTACGAGCTGTATGCGGATATGTCGAACCGGGTGATGACTACGCTAGAGCTCATGTGCCCCCGCGTGGAAATTTACAGTATTGATGAGGCATTTTGTGACCTGACAGGAGTGAGGAACTGCCGGAACCTGGAGGATTTTGGCCGGGAGATCCGCGCTACTGTTTTACGTAATACACATCTCACGGTAGGGATTGGCATCGCGAAAACCAAAACCCTGGCGAAGCTCGCTAACCATGCCGCGAAGAAGTGGCAGCAGCAGACTGGTGGCGTGGTCGATTTGTCGAATCTCGATCGCCAGCGCCGGCTGATGTCGCTCGTTCCCGTGGAGGATGTCTGGGGGGTTGGGCGGCGGATCAGCAAAAAACTGATTGCTATGGGTATCACCAATGCATGCCAGCTGGCGGATACACCAGCCTGGGTAATCCGGAAACACTTTAATGTGGTGCTCGAGCGAACCGTGCGGGAGTTGCGCGGCGAACCATGCCTGGAGCTTGAGGAGTTTGCGCCATCGAAACAGGAGATTGTTTGCTCACGTTCGTTCGGTGAGCGGGTAACGGAATACGAGCAGATGCACCAGGCGATCTGCAGCCATGCAGCGCGCGCTGCGGAGAAACTGCGCGGTGAGCACCAGTACTGCAGGTATATTTCCGCTTTCGTGAAAACCTCACCATTCGCGCTCAATGAGCCGTACTACGGGAATAGCGTATCCGTGAAACTGCTGACGCCAACTCAGGACACTCGCGACATAATCAATGCCGCGGTGCGCTGCCTGGATAACATCTGGCGTGAAGGCCACCGGTACCAGAAAGCGGGCGTAATGATTGGTGACTTTTTCAGTCAGGGTGTTGCGCAGCTGAACCTGTTCGACGACGCTGCACCACGGCATAACAGCGAGAAACTGATGGAGATTCTTGATCGTCTCAACGCGAAGGACGGAAAGGGGACTTTGTTTTTTGCCGGGCAGGGAATACAGCAGCAGTGGCAGATGAAGCGGGAAATGTTGTCGCCGCGCTACACGACCAGATTTTCTGATTTGCTGATTGTTCGCTGAAGGAGAGTAACTTGGGGGATTTTATGCCTCAACAGCACAGACGCGGATGATGGGCCGGTGTAAAAGGTTCTCAAAAAAAAGCCCGCATCAGCGGGCTTCTTATCACTCGGGAGCCGCGGCTCCTTTGCGTATCCTTTTTTGTCCCCTCACCGTCTGGTCGGTGTCCTGCTGAGACTGCTAACTTCCTGTTATTGCTAGTGATGTCCTATCACTGTCCAATCATGATTGGTGGAGCTGGCGGGAGTTGAACCCGCGTCCGAAATTTCTACATCCTCGGTACTACATGCTTAGTCAGTCTTTACATTCGCACGCCAGCTGCGGACAGACACGCCACTAACGAACTAGCCTGATTAGTTTTAACACTTCAGCCCCAGGCAGGACATCCATGCGATCTCTTTTGGGTTTGACCTCTCTTTGATCCCCGTCTTAAGAGCGGAAGCTAGGGAGAGAGGGCTCTTAGCAGGTTATTAAGCTGCTAAAGCGTAGTTTTCGTCGTTTGCGACTATTTTTTTGCGGCTTTTTACGAGGCAAACCGCCCCTCGGCATGCACCTTGGGTTTCGCAAATCCCGTCGAATCCAGAATCAGCCCCAATAGTGTTACAGCAAGTATACCAGAATTATCAGCCCGGATACCAGTCCGGAACGCTAACTTATTGAATCGCTCAATAAGTATCCGGAAATTAACGGCCTGCGTGCTTCATGATGCGCGCTTTATCGACCTGCCACTCGCGATCCTTGGCATCGTTACGTTTGTCGTGCTGCTTCTTACCTTTCGCCACGCCGATTTTCACTTTGCACCAGGCGTTCTTCCAGTACAGCGACAGGGCGAGCACGGTATAACCTTCGCGATTGATTCGTCCGAAGAGGGAATCCAGCTCGCGCTTGTTCAGCAGCAGCTTACGGGTGCGGGTGGGATCGCAAACGTAGTGAGAAGAGGCGACCGTCAGCGGCTGAAAGTTTGCTCCAAACAGAAAAGCTTCGCCGTCTTTGAAGATCACGTAGCTGTCACCGATGTTGGCTTTTCCCGCACGCAGCGATTTAACTTCCCAGCCCTGCAGCGCAAGGCCAGCTTCGAATTCTTCTTCAATGAAATACTCGTGGCGGGCACGCTTGTTGAGCGCAATGGTTGCCGAGCCAGGTTTATGTGCTTTTTTCTTCGTCAT